CTTAGCATACTTGGCACGGGCTTCGATAAGTCCTTGGCGATCTTCTGCCAATTCACCTAACTCTGCCTGTAGGCGATCTGTTAGCATAGCTTCTACAGCTTCTACCATTGCGCCTTTGTCATGCTCGTACTTCTGAGCAAATTCTTCACGTAGTTCAGCAGTTACTTGATCACGGTTTTCTTGAAGTCTGCTTTGCCAAGCAGAGTCAATTTCCGATTTGATTTCTTCGGAAATCACATTGTTTTCAAACAGTTGTTTTACGATGTCTAGCATGTGATTCTCCTACTGTTATTTGAGGCCTGAAATGATTTTTTTCAGACTCTCTGCTAAGTACTTCTGTGCCTGTGGGTCGCCTTGGACTTCTTTTGCTATTTTAAATGCCTGATAACCGCCTGTGTTATTCATTAAATGTTCGTATACTGGAGTTGGATATGCTCCCGGGGCGCTGGGTTGAGCTACAATATCAACTGTGATAATTTCAAAACCTTTGACATTACCACTGTCGTCAACATCCCCCGAACCTCTGCTTGATACACCCAACTTCACTCCCGACTGCAACATGGTCTGCACTAGCTGACCCATCGGAGTTGGAATTATTTTAAGTTTTCCGTAGCCGTTAGGACCATCCATCCACATCTTGGTAATCATATGACTAACACGATCTAGATTGATTTTTAAATCCTGTGGGTGATCTAATTCTCCGCAAACTGAGTATCCACCAGAGATCTGTTCGTTGAGCGTTTTGACAGCCCTGCCAATTTCTTGAGAAGAATAAACACGTTGGTTTGCATTGCGGATATCTCCCTGAATGCAAATACCGTTTAAATGCAGCGACTTGTTACCGTCGCTGCCTTCTTCGCTCTCCAAGACAATCTTAGCCTGATCATAACTCAATTGTTCACTGAGATAGTTTTTCACCTTGCTGTCCTATTACCTACGACCACGGAAAAGACCTGCGGCGCTCTTGTCAGCTGTTTCTTTAGCACCAGCTTTTTCAGCACCGTGTCCTGGTTCTTTCTTAGAGAACGCATTACCGTTCTTAGCACCAGGAACATTTACGTTACCCATATTATCTACTTTAGGCTTGTTACCTGCTAGGCCGCCTGCTGTGCCTTTGTCGCTGGTATCTTCCATACCAAACTTCAAAGATGCGCCGCCCATGTCATTTTTACTGAACTTCAATCCACCTGCAGAACCGTCAGCTTTTTCGCCTTGGCCTTTCTTTTCTGCACCGTGACCTGCTGGAACTTTCTCAACATATTCACGTACAGTTGCTAGATCAAAATCATCTTTCATTTCGTCACCCATGTCACCCATGTCGTCGCCCATGTCATCACCGCCTTTGAGTTCGTCAAATTTGGCCTGCAGTTCGTCAACAATGCTGTCTAGGTCTTGGAATAGTTCTTCTTCGGATTTTTCGCCCATGTCGTCGTCACCCATTTCTAGATCACCTTCTAGGTCATCTGTAGGATCGCCGCCCATCATATCTGGGTCTTCGTCATCGCCTTCAATGGCAATGTCTTCAAATTCTTCGTCGACTTTTTCGTCGCCTTCGTCTTCTTCTTTGTGAGACGCTTCGTCCATTTCTTCTTCGTCATCTTCCTCTTCTTCAGCGATTTCGCTGTCGATCAAAGATTCATAAATTTCACGTGATGCTGTAACCACGTACTCGTGGAACAGTTCTTCTGCTTTGGCTTGATCATCGTTTACTAGATGTTCCAGCATTTGTTGTAATAGTTTATTATCGGCCATGGTATTCTCCTCAAATGGTATGGGCTGTTGTTTATTTAACACACATATTACAAAATGATGTTAAATGGTAGTTTTTTGATTGATTTGGTCTGAATATATAGTATCAGGAAAACTTCTACTGAATTCATCATAGGTGATATGACTGAGATTGGTCAAGGTAGGTCCTAGTTTATCTGGTATAAATGCTCCAGGTGTAATAACCCGGAAAAATTGTGTATGGCGGAATTCCTTGATTACTTTTTCAGTTTGACTTAGCCAATTTCCATGATAAGTAGCAGCATCTGTGCTTTTCTTATAGTTAAATGTGTTGGCATAGATGTTGTTGAACTTGCCATCTAATCCCTGATAATCAAATCCAAAAATGTATATGGTTCTGTGTCCTTGCGTGGCTGCAAACCACAGAGCTGTGGGACCTGAGCTCCACCCTTTATGCGGGCTGAAAAAATTTACGCCGTGCTTGGTTTGTATGCCTTTGTTGGGATTTGTCCATAGCTGGTGCTTTTTGTGATAGCCAGCTTCTATGATTTCATTAACCATTTTCACATCTACAGCTATCAAATAATGCGGTTCAAACTCACGATATTGTGCGTTGCAGCCATAGGTTATGCCCTTATTCGTGAGAGATCGAAGGCTCAAGCACTGTCGGCTTACTCCATTTCCTATAACAAAAGCGGGATTTTTATGCAGGTGCTGCTTCTTCGCCAACTGGAGTTCCATACATTTGTCTTATAAATTCCAGTTCAGACTTCTGCTCTAATTGATGAGACTCACTTTGCAGTCTTAATTTATTAATTTGACGCAGTGTAAGACGTATTTTTCTAGTATCTTTTTTGTCAATGATGCTGCTGTCTTTGCTGGAATCGTATCTACGATCTTGAGCAAAGTCGTTGTTTTTTTCATTGAAGTAAAAAAATTCGTTGAGAAGCATAATGTATTTATTACTGAACTGGTGCTTCTGGTGTTTCTGTTGCTGCCGGAGCTTCTGCCGCAGCTGCCATGTCTAACGGTGCTTCGGCTTCCTGACTTCCAACATCTGCAGCCATGCCTCCTGGTGTTACACCCATACCCCTTAATTCACTTTGCGCATCCAAAGACGGTCTAAGATTGGCACCGTTTTCTTCACGCCACATTCTTTCGTTTTCTTTGATCTCATCTTCAGATAAACCTAAGAAACGCTTTAATGCAAAACGCTTGCTGAGATGCGGAATTTGTACTACCTGTGCAAATGTAGCTGCTCGAGCTGTGTCTAATTCACTTTGACGATACGCAGCAAAGTTCTGTGGCTGATTAAACTTAAGTTCAAACAAACTATTGTCAATGTTTACGCCTTGATTATTAAGCCAAAGTTTAAATTCTAGATCAAACGTTTCTACTACGATACTTTGTAACCGTTTGCAATATTCATTGAATCGTAGTTCTTGTATATAGGCGGTGCCCACTTTACCGTCCGATACTGTGTTGGCCTGTTCGTCAATTGCTGTAGGCAAATAGGAAGCGGGGATGCGCAGAGCACGAAATAGCTTGTTGGTAAAATAACGTAAGTCAGTGATTTCGCCTAAGTTAGTACCGCCTGGTAGCGTTTCAACCTTGCTTCCACGACCTTCTGCTGTCTGCGGAAAAAAGTAATCTTCGTTTACACTTAGAGGATTATAACTAGCGTCTATGACGTTGGCTCCGCCACCTGTTGATGAAGGAATACGTCTTTGTTGGATTTCGTTTTTTACACGCTCAACAAAGCTCATAGCCATGTGTGCCGGCATATTTCCAACGTCTACATAGAAAATACGTCTTTCTGGAGCACGTTGTATACGATAGATAATGATAGCATCTTCCAGCAATTCTTTCTGCTTGTAGACTTTGAATACTGATTCTAATAGACTATTGCCAAAAGGATAGTTGTTGTCTAGTCCTTCTGACAATGAAAGATGAATAACATGTTTGGCATCTACTGTGATTTCGTTGGTCTGATTATGGAATCTTGTACCCACTGAACGAGCTGCATCGCCTACAAATCCTCGACCCTGACCGCCACCTGATGTGTATGAACTAGTGCCGCTGGGAGCTGTGTTTGTGGTATTGTGTGGAGTTGTAGCTATGAGCTCTTTGAAGTTGAAGTTGATGTCACGGATCACATACTGCTCCGGAATCTTGCCTTCTGATTCATTGACAATGATCTTAGTGACCTTGGCAGCATCTACAAACAACCATTTTTTAGTTTCTGGATCTCTAACGAAAAAACAGTCACCGTACTTGAATGTATTTCGCAGTATGCGGAAGATTCTAGTTTCAAAACTATTCTGTTTGGTCCACTTTTGTAGGCTGTCTTTGAGTATTTTTACTTCTGTAGCAGTAGGCTCGCCACGGAAAAATGTATGGAACGGTGTGGCGTTTTCTTTGTCTTTTTGTGTGCAAAATTCTGTGAGTATGTCCAAAGCAGCATTAACTTCTGAGTCCATGTCCATAGTATCATACTGCATATAGCGTTCTATGCGATTGGGACTTCCTGCATAGACATCCGGTAGATAGCTGGAATAATTAGCA